TGATTTATGGAAGGCGGGAAGGGTATGACATGCGTGACGACGTATTGTCCTTTGCCCGCGCCGTCCTCGCCCGCTGGAGCCGCCCCGCCATCGAGCCGGTGCCTGGGGTGGAGGGTGCCGATGCCTGACGCCCTGCTCGCCCTCGCCCTGTTGTTCGCCCTCGGCGCAGCGGTTGAGCTGTGCATCAAAGCGGCCTTCGTGCGCCTGTTGCCGTTGCTGCTGAGGTTGCCACCACCGGAGGCGGATCAGTGACTAACAAACAACTGTATACTCTTTGTGGTGTGATTACTTTGTCTGCAGCGTATATTACGAACAGCACATTTCTGAGTGTGTTTGCGCTTTTGTGGTTCGTTTCTTCAGTAGTTAGTAAAAATGACTAGAACAATCGCAAATCCTCAATGCCCTGAGTGTCAATCTGAAAATACAAAAGTCTTCAGAACAACTCGATCAAAAAAAGGCGACTGGCATCGAGTAAGGATATGTAATTCGTGCAAAACTCGCTTTGCCACTGCTCAGCCAGCGGAAGTAGCTGTGCTTCCTAAAGAAGTTACGTGGCCAACTGGCAGGCAAATCAGGATTGACTGGCAGGCGATCAAGGCGCGACTCTCAAAAAGCAAAAAAGCTTGCGCTCAAGCTGCAAACAAAGTACAATCACCATTCACCTAGCAGCAGAAATGGCACACCCAAAGTCAGGTTTTTACGAAAAAGACGACCATGAATACGTCTCAGTGAGTTCAGTTCTTGGGCGCACGGCGGAATTATTCAATCCAAACAAACTAAAGGGCCTTGATATTTGGCGCCAGATGGAGCCAAATTGGCAAGAGATCATGGAGCGTGCGCAACGCAGAGGAACGATTATTCACTCAGAAGCGGAACTTTCGTTTTTTGGCGATGCGATAAATCATAAAATGGATCACGCCACCATGGATGAAATGATTACATACAATATTCCAGAGTATATGACATACCTATCGCCCGTTCTTGACATTATCAAAGAAAATAACTTCAAGTATGGCCTCAGCAGTCCATCTTTTTTGATAGAAGAATCTTTATATTGCCACTTGGGGTATGCAGGCACTGCTGATGCAAGATTATTCTGGGAGGGCGAATACAGTATTTGGGACTGGAAAACAGTGCGCTCGTATAAAGAGGAGGGCGTGAAAAAGAAGCCGAAGTCAATTTCTCATTACAAGGAAGCTGAAATTCAGATCGGCGCCTACGCACTCGCCCATAATCTTGCTGTCAAGCGTGGAGAGCTTGACACGGAGATAACTCAAGGTGTAATCTGCATTTGCTACGACTGGCGTGAACCACACATTCACGTTCTCAACAAGCAGGAGCTGAAAGCTGCAGCGCAAGGATTTATCGAGCGCTTCCGGGCCTACTGCTCTCTAGAAAACACAACTTTCCCACGGCTCATCGAATCATGATCATTACGGCCACCGGTTACACGACAGGCGAGATCAAAGTCGAAGAGGGTGAATATGGGCGAAGTGCTACGATTTGCATTCGCGCAAAAACTATCAACGGCAAGCAGGCTAATTTCATAAACGCCACTTTCTATGGCAAAAAGATTGACGTACTTCAAAAGTATGTCAACGAAGACGGTCGCCAGGTTACAATTACCGGTGGCGTGAAGCAAATGACCGAAAAGACCAAGAAAGACGGCACTAAGTACATTGCTACTTACATGGAGGGTTATCAATTCAGTATTCCTGAAAACAGTGGCCCTGGCGAAGAGCGTTATTCAAGCTCTAAGCGCAAAACCGAGTCCAGCGAAGAAGAAATTCCCTTCTGATTGCTTGGCGTGGCACGGCATGAGTTTTTTCCTGTCATTGCCGTTTTGTCTCCCCATCGCCAACGTCTCTACTGCTCGGGCTAAGCGGTAGTAAATAGAAAACGGCGTCCGCAACGTACAGGGGTCTGATCGCGGAGTGAGGTGGTTCCAGCCAATCAAGTCTGGCCTCTGGGCCTCACTAAGACAAAAAGCCTGTAAGTCCAAGCCTGAGAACCCCCTTATGGGGGTTTTCTTGTATCATGAAGCGCATCCTCTAAGAATTCATGGCAAAGCGACTCATTGGAATTTATAGTCCAGCGCCCCAGTCCGGGAAGACATTTGCGGCAACGGTCCTGGCGCATCGAGGCTTTCAGCCGGTGAGTTTCGCTGAACCACTGAAAAGAATGATTGTTGAATTTCTGATTAGCCTTGGATACGAAAAAGATCAAGCGCTGAAACTTGCGTGGGTAGACAAGGAGTCGAATCTTCCGCAGCTTGATACAACTGCAAGGCGTTTGCTGCAAACTCTTGGTACGGAATGGGGTAGGAATAATGTTTGCGAGGATGTCTGGATTCGCGTATGGAAAGCAAGGGCGCAAAAATATGATTTGGTTGTTGTTGATGACGTTAGATTTGAAAACGAAGCGGCTGCTGTAAAGGAGTCAGGGGGCGAGTTATGGAAAATCGTTCGCCCGTCTGCTACTCACAACTCGTCGCACGTATCAGAAGGCGGGCTTGACAGCTGGGATGGATTTGACGTAGTTATAGAAAACAATGGCACAATCGAGGACTTTCGCGCAAAGATTGATCTAGCTATTTGCAATGCAAAGCAGTAAAGACGATATTTTTTACGATGCACGCTTGGTTGCAGATGCGCGACTGCATCTGTCAACCGTGATGAACGGACAATATTCGGAAGCATTTTTCGTTACAATGTGCAAAATACTGAGCAGAAAAACTTACTTAGGATACAAAACGTTTACTGGAAAGGACGTAAAGCTTGGTGGTATTCTTGATTTTATCTATAATTCAAATTACGGTCTTGGCATAAAAACAAATAGCATCAATCAATTTGTTTCAAGCTGTGCGCGTGTAGCAATACAAGATAAAACACAAAGTCAATATGCGTCGAAAATGATTTCATGGCTGAAAAACGAAGACGATCGCTTTGATTTCCCAGAAGAATACTTTCAATATAAAAGGCTTAGGACGTGTGTCCGATATATGTCAAGTAAAAACAAATTGCGAAAATACGAAGCAATAAGTTTATTGGACATGCTTTACAACGGCTACCCTCATCTACTTAAAGACATAGGCGCGGGAAGAAAATTCAAAGATGTCTTTGATTGCTGTGATCACTATTTACTCAGAAATAGGAGAGAAACGCTAAAGCCAATCAAGCATCTTAGATTTGGAACTGTCGAAGGATGTCAAATAATCGCAGAAAAGCTCTACAAAAGATTTGAAAGGCGTCACATTCGCGCAATGATCGCTAAGTTGATCGAGCTTTACAAAGCCGATCAGGAAAAAAGTGACGCTGCAGCTGCTGAGCAATCTTGATCACTGCGCCGAGCAGAGCTTTTCGTTCTTCGTTGCAGGCAAGCCAGAAACACAGGGCTCAAAAAGCGCTTTCGGGCGAACGTGGACAGATGCAAACGGCAAGCAGCGTGTGGCCGTGGCGATGGTGGAGCAGTCGAAAGGCCTGCATCAGTGGCGAAGCAGCATCGGCAAGATGGCCCTGATCATGCGGCCAAACATGTGGCGCACAGATGGCCTCTACGTGCTTAACGCTTTGTTTTACATGCCTCGCCCCAAGGCTCACTACAACTCAAAGGGCGTGCTGAAGCCGAATGCGCCCGTCTTTCACAGCAAACTTGGCGATGCCGACAAACTGTTGCGAGCATGTGGTGACGCCCTTACAAAAATATGTTATGATGACGACGCCTTAATCATCGCCGCTTCATCCGCCAAGCTTTTTTGCAGGCCTGACGGAGTTCCGGGCGCTCACATAACAGTGACGCGCCTCGATGAAGCAGCTGCCACCGGGGCCGCTCTTGTATTTGCCCCCTGACCGGGATACTTGCAAAAGCCGCTTGACTGTGCTAACTTGCATCAGTCAACCACACACGGCCCCCATGGCTCGTAAAAAACAGGACGCAGAAAACGTCCAAGACCCCACTATTTCTAAAATGGCAACCGAAACCCTCGCCCCCGAAGTCGAAGAAACCGAAGCTCCTGAAGCCGGTAAAACCAAAGTCAAGGGCGAAAAGATCACTGGTCAAGCTCTGCTTGATTACGTTGGTGCTCACAAAGAAGATCCCATCGAGGAAGTTCTTTTCGCAACTGGCTACTACACCCTTGTAACCGATTCCGAGACCGGCGAAACCGAAACCCGCTATCACAAGCCCGCCTTCTTCAAGGCGATGACAGCGGCAAGCACCGGCTATGAGCCGCCCGCCAGCCGTCGCTCTTACACCACCCGTCGCAGCCGTCAGCCTGTGATCACCGTGGGCAAGACCGGCAACTGCGTGGTGGGCAACCGTCACAGCTCGATCGCTGGCTTTGAGGCGGGCTCCAAGGTGCAGGTGGTCGCAGAGGCTGGCCGGATCGTCCTGACCGCCTTTGAGGGCAGCGCAGACGCCGCAGATGCAGCCGACGAAGGCGATGACCTGGATCTCTGATCCAATCGCTATCAGCAGACCGGCCTCGCTCACGCGGGGCCTTTATTTTGCATTCTCATGGGAACTCTTCAGAAACAGGCGCAGGAATTCAGGGCAGTTTTTGAACTGCCGAGCGAATGGCAACAGGATTCATTTGAAATGCAGCGACTGCTTATCAGAGAAGAGTACAACGAGGCGGTGGTCGAAAGTTTTTCTTATGAGGCAAACAGGGATTCGATAGAAATAAAAGAAAACTTTCTCAAGGAGCTGGCCGATCTTGTTTTCGTCTGCTATCAAATGGCAGAATATCTTGGCTGGGATCTCGATGAAGCGCTGAATCGAGTATTCGCTAGTAATATGAGCAAAGTTGGCGAGGATGGAAAAGTAGCAAGGCGTGAAGATGGAAAGGTCTTGAAAGGACCAAACTACAAACCACCAACTCTTACTGATCTAGTCCAATGAACATTGGTAACAGAACGGCAAACGCTATTTGCTTTTTGATCGCGACGGCATCTTTTTCTGTTATTCTTCATTCGCACATTCTCTATGTCGCCAACTACGACAGCACCAACTCAGAAAATGAAAACAAAAAGATTCGTATTTCACATTCAGAGTCTGAACGTCATTCGCTCAATTCACGCAGTATCGGCAATTGAAGCTCGTCATCTTTTGATGAACAGCGACCTTGCGCCTTACTACGGTCAGGCGGTGCTCCTGACAGCCGATGACTGATGCCGAGACCGATGCCATCATCAAGGCGGTCTGGAACCCCGAGGCGTCCCTGAGCGCCAACCTGAGGGCTCTGGTGCGTGCTGCTGCCTGTTATGGGTGGCGGTGCGCCCAGGCGGCTCGCTGGATTGAAAAACACAGCACTCATTGACATGCGTATTGATCCAATCGAAGAAAACAAAAAGCAGCAACGCTTGGAAGAATGGTTTCTGAAGGACGGGCGAGACAAAAAGGGGCATGAATTCTACATGCTTTACACTGGACTCGCTGACAAGTACATGAACAAAGAGGAAGGCGTCAATGTCTGATCGAATTTCGCTTGAAGAACTTTTTCAGCAATACTGGAAGGATTCTTTTCCGATGGCGCCCGCAAATAAGCAAAGCGCTGCATCGCATGTTGCATTTGCGCAATATGCACTGGCTCAACGTTTTGCTGAAAGGCAGGAAGTGAAGGATGAAGGTTGAGCTTGTTCACTGCACGCCAGATGCAGAAAAATTAATTGTTAAAATTGCGAGAGTAAGTAATCCAAAAAATGAAAACAACTGGGAGACCGGCCCAAAACTTCTTCGCTATTTACTTGAGCACAAGCATATTTCGCCATTTGAAATGGCCTCTATGTGTCTAAAAATAGAAACCGAGCGAGACATTGCTGCACAGATCATTCGTCATCGCAGTTTTAGCTTTAGCGAATTTTCTACTCGCTATGCGCAAACAGAAATGGCGCAAATTCCTCAATTCAGACGACAGGACAATAAAAATCGTCAAAACAGCTTTGACGATTTGCCGGAAGATGACGAGATTCGCTTTCGGTCT